TCCATGATTCGTTGTTCCGCTATCTTGAAATAGCCCTCGTCAAGTTCTATCCCGATGAAGTCCCGTTTCGTTTTCACGCACGCCACGCCGGTAGTGCCGGAACCCATCGTGAAGTCAAGCACCGTTTCGCCCTCGTTCGTGTACGTGCGGATAAGGTACTCCATAAGGGCGACGGGCTTTTGTGTGGGGTGACAATTCCCATTGTTTCCATTGCTGAATTTCTGAACGCTTGACGGGTATCTTGTTCCTGTGTTGTTTATTTCCTTTTTAATTCCCCTCACCCCTCCATTTATCGCATCAAGACCGCTCTCCCTTTGCTTGTCTTTGTATGCCGCACCACTAGTCATTTGCGGGTTATATGTTGGTTGTTTTTTGTAGAAAACGGTGATGTCTTCATGCTTTCTGAATGGTTGCTTTTTAACTAGCATGGGATTGGTTCCCAGCGTTTTCTCCCATACCCAACAATACTTAAACCACTTCAAGTTACTCATCACCAGCACGCTCGTAAACGGTTGACTCCCGAACAGCACAATCGCCCCGTTCGGCTTAATAACCCGCTTCAACTGCACCCACATCGGTTCAAGCGGGATGACAGAATCCCATTTACAGGCAGTCGTACCATACGGAGGGTCGGCAATAACAGCGTCCACCGAGCCGTCGTCAATCTCCTTCATTCGCTCCAGACAATCTCCCAACATCAGCCGTATCGTTGAACGCCTCCCTTCGAGAGGAAAGTGGCTTAACTTGTGGGTTAAGTGTCAGAGGGTCAGTATTCCCCTCGATTCATAGATTGACGGCTCGTCGCGGAACTCCAGCATGGTGGCGATGGCGGTTATTAGAGCAACTGCCGGGTCTATGCGCTCCGTGGCCTTATCTTTCGCCGGCTTGATGTTTCCCGCCGGGTCTTGCGTGATCATCACGTTGTCCATGGCCCAGGTGAGCACGGGATTATTGTTGTGGCGCAGGTATCCGCCGAGGACAAGCCTTTCAAGCTCCTTACACGCCGGACTCATAGTCTTGTACCCCTGCCGTATCTGCACCACCGGCACGCCGTCGCCTTCAAGGTCGATGGCCCACTTTGTGGCGTTCCAGGGGTCGTACCCTACGACCTCCAAGCGCGGGAACATAGCTTTAAGGTCGATGGCGATAGAGTTCCTGATGTAGTCGTGGTCTATGACGTTGCCGTCCGTCGCCACTATATGCCCGTCTCGCGCCCATGCGTCATAGGGCACCCGGTCCCGCTTTACCCTGGCGGCGATATTGTCGCCGGGTACCCAATTGAAGGAGAGTGCGTGAACCCTGTCTTCCTCGTCCGGCTCGAACACCAGGGCGCAAGAGGATATGTCGGTCGTGGTGCTCAAGTCCACGCCAGCCCAGCATTGGAGGTCTGCGAGCTTCGATAGGTCGAAGTCCTCTCCGCACTCGCGCCATTTTGCCATATCGAGCCAACGCGTTTCCTGAGTCGTCCACTGATTGAGGTAGAGCCTGCGAAACGTGTTCTGGTAGGCTGGGATTTCCTGAGCACGCTTGCACTCTCGCCGCAGGAAGTCGAGCTTGACGGATACGCCGAGGTTGGGATTCGCCTTCCTCCACACCTTTTCGTCTGTCCAGTCGTCGCCCTCTTCGGCGGCAAATATCAGCGGGAAAAATGTCGGGTCTTCCACCACGCCGTCAATGATTTTCTGCGCGTAGTCATGCAGCTCCCAGCAGATGGAATTCCGGTCGTATCCTGCTGTGGTAATGCCGAGCATCAGCGGTTGTGTCCTTGCCCCCATGGACGTTGAGAGTACGTCCCACAATTCGCGGTTCGGTGCGCTGTGGATTTCATCGTAGATGACGGCGTGCGCGTTGAATCCGTGCTTCGAGTAGGCTTCCGCGCTGATCGCCCGGTAGAAGCTGCCCATCTCGTAGAATACAATCCGCTTCTGAGAGTCTATGATCTTGCACATGCCGGAGAGCACCGGGTCATTGCGGACCATCTGAGCGGCGGCGTTGAATACGAGCGCAGCCTGCTCCCGGTCGGCCGCTGCACTGTAAATCTCCGCGCCGGGTTCGTTGTCTCCGAACAATAGAAAAAGAGCGATGGCGGCGGCCAGTTCAGACTTCCCGTTTTTGCGCGGGATCTCCAGGTATGCGGTCTGATATTGCCGGAGTCCGTCGCCTTTGACGCGCCCGAAGAGTTCCTTCAAAAACATCTTCTGCCATTTTTGAAGCAGGAAGGGCTTGCCGGCCCATTCGCCTTTCGTGTGTGTCAAACGGGCGATGAATTCGATCGCCCAGTCGGCTTTTTTGCGTGAAAACATGGGATCAGCCTATCTTCGAGCGAAGTTTGGAGGCGAAGTCGTCGCCCTTCTCTTCGCTTGGAAGCTCAAGTCTCCCCCGCGAAGAGGGCGTCATTCCAAACTCAATGCAAAGCGTCCTTAGCATCTGCGCGTATTTCATCGACACACCTACCGCAGGGTGCGCGACACTATTCCGCTCGCCTTTCGTATTCACGTAGTCCGATATCATCCCCTCGGATTCAACCTGATTTTCAGCCTCCTCGATGCGGGCCTGACAGATGGCCATGATATTTATCAGCGGGATCTCCGCGTCTGTAAGCATTTTCATGGTCCGCAGTATGCGCACGTTGTCCGTGAAGGCCCTGTGAGCAACAGGGTTGTTTTTCACCACGTCCCACTCAATGACGTTGTCACTCACCGGAGGCGTCGGCTCGTTCTTCGAGAGAAAACGAGACTTCGGATCTCCGTCAAGTTCTTTTAAGCGCCTTGGTTTCGGTTTCCTTCCAGTCGTAGCCATCACCTCGCCTCCTTAAAAGGGCAGGTCCAGTTTCCGATTCTGCCGCGCGTGATTCCCCGGCGTAAATTAGGGATACACCCCCTGGGTATTTAGGCTCCCCCTACCCTTGGTTGAACCCGTGCACCCTGCTATGGCAGCTCCTGCAAAGACTCTCAAGATTCTCAACGTCCAGTGGCGCACCACCCTGCGATATCTCCACCTTGTGATGCACATGGTCAGCAGCCGCCACCCGTCCCTGTCGCTGGCACTCCTCGCAGAGCGGATGGCGTGCTCTGTACCAGTCCCGGAGCCGCCGCCACTCCGGGGTAGAGTAGAACCCATGCCGGGCAGGCCGGGAGGCGTTATAGCGCTGCTCTCTAGTCTTCCGGCGGCTGACGGCGTATCGCTCGCCCGGTCTACTCGGCATGAGAATCACCTCCAAAAATAAGGCGGGCCGCCCCTGGAGAGACGGCCCTTGAACGAACACCGGCGAGGTAGCGATTTGCCCGGCGGGTTTCCTCTATGCAACAGTTGCATGGTAATGACAGTACCACGTTTTCCCGGAAAGTGGGGCCAACAATCGGGCCAACAATCGGACGCTTAAACCAGATACCCAAGGAAACGAGCCCCGCACACCACAAGAGAGTGGCGCAATCGCTTCCGGGTTCGTTCGGAAACGGACATCTCGCTTTCGACAGTTATCCATGGGGCCCGCCTCCTGTACTTGAGATCAAACAGCCTGACCAGATCAGGCCGCGATTCGCCCAGGTGGTCCAGCATGTGCAGTATGGGCCGCACCCTGAGCCGGTACCGGGCTATCTCCTCCTCCAGCTCCTCCTGTGCCTCGATGTACTGCCAGATCGGGTCTGAGTAAGCGCCGCCCGTATCTACCCGCTCCCGGAATTCCGAGGGTGACCGGAGAACCGCCAGGTCGCTCCGCCGATCCTCCAGAGTCTCCAGGTGGTGGAGGTTGCGGCTGTAGGCGTAGAACTCCCTTTCAACCGCCCGAAATATAGGATCTGCGAGAAGAGCCATCGGCCTCACCCCTTTCCAAAATAACCAGCACCATCACCCCCGCCACGCACACGCCGGCGCAAAACCCGGAGAGGATCAGTATCATGTCCCTCATTTCCCCGTACTCCCGAACCCGCTCGCCCCGCGCACGGTCTCGCTGAGGTCGTCGCACTCCTTGAAGCAGGCGCGAATCACCGGCGCAAGTATCCCTTGCGCTATGCGGTCGCCCTCGCGCACCATGATCTCGGAGTTGGATGTGTTC